CTTTGTCTCTTTTATGACTAATTAATCTATTATAAATATTTATGGTTTGACCTACATATACAATGACATCTTCGTTATAAAGTACGTAAACACAATCTCTTATAATCTGATCAATGTAAAAGTCTTTTCTTACTTTACATCCACCTTCATATTTGTGTTTATATTTTGGTTTTTTTTCTATATATGCAGGTCTTGTTATTCCTGTTCCATACGAAACAGGCTCTAAAAAACCTTCGTTATTTGTAGCACAGTAAACGTACAACTTATCCCTATCCAAATCTGTAGCAAGTTTCATGCTCTTATTAAAATGATTTATATGGTCGTGCAGACGTAATATTAAATTATGCTCCATATCTTTTTCTTTCCTCTCTAGCATTAACCATTTTGGTACGCCATTCTTCAAACCCAACATCTAATGATTTAAGTTCTATTTTTAGAGCAGATAAAGTGCCTTTTGCTACACCTTCTTTTAATCTAGCTTCATATAATTCATCACTATTATCTGCATAAGTCTTTTGGGCAGATATTGTTTTTACACCTTGAGACGTAGCCACCAATTCCAACTTTGCCTGTAGTTTCTTTATGTCAGCTTGTGATTTTAAAAGATTGTATTCTGCTTGCTGTATTTGTGGCGCCAGATCTCTAATCTTTTGTTGCCAAGATTCTACTTGTTCGTTCATTTTTAAAAGGGTATATCTGCATCAGACTCTGTTTTAGTTTTTATAGGTGCATCTTCATCTTCTGGTGTCAGCTTGATGCTTGTATAAGAAGTGCCTTTTTCTGAAACATTTGCCCAACCGCCAAGTTTATAGACTTTTTCTGTCGTAACCTTTTCTAACGCATCTTGTAAACTTGTTTTTATATCACTTACATTTTGACCAATTTGTATACTTTCTATTGCATTTTTTATTGGATTTAAGTCAACTTCTGGTAAAGTTATTTTACCGCCAATATCAGGTGTACCTTCTTTAATTTTTTTCTCAGGCGGGTTGTAGTGCAATAATCCAAGAGAAACACAAAACTCATATTTGTCTTTTTCTGTACCAGTATATTTTAAAATTGCGCCATATTTTTCCTCAGCCTTAGTACCCCACATCATTTTACATTTACCTTTTCTTGGCACAGTCACTTTATTTTCAGTAAAAAAGTTTCCTCTGTTTTCTTTTAGTTCATATTTGTCAGACATTATTTTCTCCAGTTATTAATCGGTATTGATTACCTTTTTTATTTAGTATTTTTTTTCTAATGACTATTTCTCCGTTTAAAGGTAGTCCGTATTTTTTTCTTTGTTCAAACTTACGTAGTTCCCTAATAGATGCGCTTATGGTGGGCTCTCCGTAGAATTTACCAACATTAATTTTTATAATGTCCTGTAGTTCCCAAAAAGTCCACCATTGACCATCACGCATGGCTAGGTAAACGTAGTCCGTTACACTATTAGGTTTGCTCATATACTTCTATAAGTCTTTCGTAACCTTCTTGGTATTTCAGAACTTTTGTAAGTTTTTTTGCTTTGTATATCTCTTTTGCGTTAATCTCATATAGATTTTTTGCATCTGTATCAGGATTTTCTGCAGGCAGATATTTTCCAAGTGATGTTATATATTTGGTAGGATCTCTTTCTTCTATAAGGATTTTACCTTCAACATCTTTGAAATAAAAAGTTGTAGTGGCTTTTTCTGCATCATCATCTTCTTCTACAGTAGCTAGACCACAAGCCATTTGTAATGAGTACCTCTTTGCATAACTGAGCGCAGAACCGTAAGCCTGTGGATCAGTCTTAGGTGAAGGCATGTGCACTTTGCCTGTAGACAACTCTCCACCATGACCAAAAAATACAGTTTCTACGACTGCGCCTGTATCAGATTCATGGCTTATTTGTTGTATATGTATGCCTTGATCTGCATAAGGTTGCTTAACAGTATCTAATACCTGTTTTAAAGAAGCATATTTGCTTTTAAAAAATGGGTTATCAGAATCATTTACTATGTGACTTAGATTTTCAGTTGCCTTAATCATGGCATTTATTAACGCTTGGTTATTCATTTTATATTCTCCATATTTGCTTAGCGAAATTGATTTCATCTTCCCCCCATTTCCAATCGTCAATGTTGGGATAGCAACCATTTGCTAATTCATATTTATCATTTGAGTAGGACAAAAATTGCATAATTGAATATGCTATTTGCTCTACAGTTTCTATGTGTTTCTGTACATTTCTTACAGTATGTGAAACTACCTTTTGGTCTTTGGCAGTTACGACAATGTAGTCAAGTATAGGAACACAATTCATAGCTTGCGCATAGACAGAAACCTGTCTTGCATGACCTTCAAATACTTTAGAAGGTGTTCTAGCAGTTGTCTTAATATCTCGTATAGTGTCACCATATTGGAGATCTATGAAGCCTATAATAGGCACAGGCAGATCAGGCAACTGTAACTCTATCTTCTTTTGATAATCTGTTGGTTGACCTAGATCGTCATAGAAATCTAATGCAGTTTTAAAATATCTTTGCAGTTTAGTTTTTTCCTCAAGATATTTATCAAGATTGATTTCTTGTTTAGGATAATTATATTCACATTCAGCTTTATATCCTGTGTACTGTGATTCTACAAGATGTAAGGACTGTTCTTCTGAATGTGGAGTTTCTTCATATCCAAAGTAAGCACCAATACCACGATCTACTGCACTTCCTCTCCACATGGCAGGACCACCACCATTTTTATAACCAAAAAGATAACGCATTATCCACATGGCTTTATCATCTAAGAATGAATTTATAGACGAGGGTGATAGATGTTCTATGCCGTGAACATCAAACGGATTATTGCTATTCATTTTATTGTTGGAATAGTGCCAACAGCAAAGACATTGCACTGATTGGTTTGCTCTATAAAATCTATTAACTCTTGTTGTGATTTTTTAGACCAAAAATGTGGCCAATAATCAGTTATATCTTTGTAAACTTCATCACTTGTAAATCCTAAATTTAGTAGCTGAACTACTCTATCTACAATTTTAGTTTCATGTGTAATTTTAGGTTTTTTCATTTTATTTCTCCAATTTAGATTAACAATTATAAACCTTTTATGGAATAAGTATATTAATCTGTTAAAGGTTTGAAGCCGTCCATCCAAGTAATCTTTTTTGGCTTAATATGTTCTCTAGCTTCTTCTTCTGTCATAAGACCACTAGCAACTTGACTTTCTACAAATTCTTCCGAATGTATATATTCAGTTTCTAGTTCTTCTACCCTTTTAAATGCGTCTTTTTTAAACTGAAATGCCTGTATAAACATAAAGCTATAATACAGATGTCCGTCATCTTTTTTTTGTAAGTAATTTTCATTGAGATACAATTCATACTTATCTATGTGACCTTTGGTTACCAAATAAGTACCTCTTGCGCCTCTAAAAGTTTCACCTCGTTTAGTTAAGTTTTTCATTTTACTTTCTCCTATTTATTAGTTTGTAATTAAAAACTAAGTCCACTATAATTCATATTTGGAATAATTAAAACAAATTATGCAGTTAAAAGAATATTTAAAATCTAACAACTATACACAAATGTCTTTTATACAAGAGATAGAAACTCAAAGAAATGTGCGTATACCGCAAGGCACTTTAGCAAAGTGGATAACAGGTGTAAGAATACCAAGAAAAAAAGAAATGATTTTATTGGTTGAGGTTACAGATGGCAAAGTACAACCAAATGATTTTTATATGTAATGAAGATAGGTTTTACTTGTGGTGCCTTTGATCTATTGCATGCAGGTCACGTAGTTATGCTAAAAGAGTGTAAGGAAAATTGTGAATATTTGATTGTAGGTTTGCAAACTGACCCAACACTTGATAGAAAAGAAAAAAATAAACCAGTTCAATCTATGTATGAAAGGTATATGCAGTTACAAGCTATTAAGTACGTTGATGAAATAATTCCTTACGACACAGAAGATAGCTTGGTAGATTTGCTTGAATCCACACCTATCAATATAAGGTTTATTGGCGAGGATTATAAAAATATTAGCTTTACTGGCGAGGGTTTGCATAAAACTTTTTACACAAGCAGACGTCATACATTTTCAACAACATCACTCAGAGAAAGAGTACAAAAACAGGATATATAAATGGAAACACAAAATATAGATATAGAAAAATTAAGTCCATATAAAAACAATGCTAGAAAGCATACCGAGCAACAAATACAACAAATTGCTAATTCCATAGTTGAGTTTGGTTTTGTAAATCCAATTCTTATAGATGAAAACCAAATGATTCTTGCTGGTCACGGCAGATATATGGCGGCACGCTATTTGCAATTACCTGAGGTGCCTATTATTGAAATTAAAGACCTAACAGATGCACAAAAGAAAGCATTTGTTATAGCCGATAATAAAATAGCCAATAATTCAACGTGGGACGAAACAGTGCTTTGGCAAGAAATACAAGAATTAAACAAACTTGGTTTTGATCTAAATATATTGGCTTTTAATGAAATGGAGATCTTGCCTATTACTGATCCTAATGTTGTAGATGATCCTTTAGCAGAGTGGGAAAATATGCCTGAATTTATATCAGAGGACAATACTGCTCATAGAACATTGTATGTACATTTTAATAATGAAGAAGAAGTTCAAAAGTTTGCAGAATTGGTAGGTCAACAGATAACTGATAAAACCAAATACATCTGGTACCCTGAACAAACAAACATGAACACCGAAAGTAAAAGGTATGAATGATCCTAAATTTCCACTTTATATACCAAGCAAAGGTAGATATGAATCAAGATTAACTTCTAAATGGCTTGATAAAATAAATCTACCTTACAAGTTGGTTGTTGAGCCAGATGAGTATGATTTATACGCTAATCAAGTATCTGAAGATAAATTATTGGTTCTTGATATGTCTTACAAGGACAAATACGAGTATTGCGATGATTTTGGAACAGAGAGGCCAACAGGAAGTGGTCCTGCAAGGAACTTTATATGGGATCATTCTGTAAGTCAGGGGCATAAATATCATTGGATAATGGACGACAATATACGGTCTTTTAGACGTATGAATAAAAATGAAAAGATAAAGGTCAACAATGGTTCTATGTTTGCCGCAATGGAAGATTTTGTATTGCGCTATAAAAACGTGGCTATGGCAGGACCTCATTATACTTTTTTTAGATCTGCGCGAAGTTCAAGTCCTCCGTTTACTCTTAACTCAAGAGTATATTCCTGCAATTTAATTAAAAATGACGTACCTTTTAGATGGAGAGGCAGATATAACGAAGATACGATTTTATCTTTAGATATGCTTAAACAAAATTGGTGCACTATTCTTTTTAATGCTTTTTTACAAGAAAAAATGACCACACAAACAGTTAAAGGTGGTAATACAGACACCATTTATGTTGATGGAACTTTAGATAAATCACAAATGTTGGTAAATGTTCATCCTGATGTATCTGAACTTAAATGGCGATATGGAAGATGGCATCATTCTGTTGATTACAAAGTTTTTAAAACAAAGCTTGTAAGACAGGACGATCATAAAGTTACAAAAGGGATTAATAATTTTGGAATGAATTTAGTTGTAAAAAAAAATGAAACTTTGGATTTTGGTATAAACATTGAAGGCTTTATAGAATCTTGTACTAAATATATAGACGTAGAAAAGAAAAAATTAAGAGATGAAATTGATATCAGTATTAAACAGTTTCGTAAGCAGGAAAAAGATATAGGTGAACTTGGTCGTTTAGAAAAAATTTGGTATGACTCACTAAATGACAAGATTGATTATTCAGTTTATGCGGATGATTTTTACTTTGCAGAAGTATGGAAGTGTTGGATTTTGTACTCAAGAAAATATCTCAAAGATATACAAAAACCAAATTCACTTTTTGACAAAAGCATTTACAAAGATATGTCTAATGTGGATTCAGTTTTGGATCTCGGTTGCGGTATGGGCTATACAACAGCTTTTCTAAAAAAGTTATTTTCAGATGCAAAAGTTATAGGTACAAATCTTGAAAATACATTACAGTTTAAATTGGCAAGTCAACTTGGTACTACTTACGATTTTAAAATTATGGAAGATCTACCAGACAGCAATATGGATTTAATTTTTGCTTCTGAGTATTTTGAGCATATAGAAAGACCGATTGAACATTTAAAAGAAGTTTTAGAAAAAAACAAACCAACACATCTTTTAGTTGCAAATACATTTAACCAACCTGCTATTGGTCATTTCATTAACTATAAAGATGGCAGTGATGTTCTTAATGGAAAGGAAACATCTAAAAGATTTAATGAAACACTAAAAAATTACGGTTACAAAAAAATTAAAACTAAATTATGGAACCAAAGACCTAATTATTGGAAATTTCAATGAGAATACTTGTAACAGGTGGCTGTGGGTTCATAGGTAAAAACCTTATAAATAATTTGGTGGATAAACATTCTGTAATGTGTCTTGATAACAATTTAACAAGCACAATGGAAGACACTGTTGCAGGTTGCGAATATATCTATGGCAATACAAAAGACTGCATGATGCTTTCACATAATAATTTTGACCTTATCTATCATTTAGGAGAATACTCTAGGGTAGAAAGAAGTTTTGAAGATATAGATATTGTGTTTGAGAATAATTGGAATTCTATTTACCAAGTTCTAAAACTAACTAAATATTGTAATGCAAAACTTGTATATGCAGGTTCAAGTACGAAGTTTGGCGATAATGATACCAACTATAAAGAAAGTCCTTATGCATTTACTAAATACTGTAATGCAGAACTTGTAAAAACATATTGTGATTGGCATAACCTAAGATATGCCATTACATATTTTTATAATGTGTATGGTGAAGGAGAGATAGATAATGGTCCTTATGCAACTGTAATAGGTAAATTTTTAAAAGCAAAAAAAGAAGGCAAAAAAGTTGATATTACTGGTGATGGAAAACAAGTTAGAAATTTCACACACATAGAGGATATTGTAGATGCACTTATGATTGTTGCCGAAAAAGGACAAGGTGATAGATTTGGTATTGGTAGTGATGTTTCATACAGCATTATACAAGTTGCAGAGTTGCTTGACCTTGATTACAGATTTACACCTGATCGCAGAGGAAACAGAAAAATATCTAGCCTTATAACTAAAAATACAAGAGATTTAGGGTGGAAACCTAAAAAAGACTTACAAAATTATTTAAAAAAAGTGCGTTGAAATATTCCAAAAAAGGTTTCTTTTTTTTTAAAACAATGTATAATTATTACTTATAGAGGTTAATTAAAACTTCTTTAAATTGAAAAAAGGAAAATAAAATGAAAGAAAAAATATTACAAGAACAATCAAAAGAAAGTTTTGAAGAATATATAACCAAGAAAAATAAGTCAGACCTTTTTTGCACAGGTCAAGTATTCTATGAAGATGGTACTGTAGGAACTACATACCATAACGATAGCGGCTT